ACTACCACAACACAACTGAAAGACAAATGGCGAAAAGAAGGACAAATAGAGGAGCAGCAACGGTTTACTCGTGCGATTACTATCATTACTACAGCCTGTGTTGTGTTAGGAGCCCTTACCGCTTTCGTAACCTGGATCATGGGCCTATGGCCCTCCCAGCAGGCAGTTGAGCTTGTAACCCGAGTATTATAAAGGAGGTGACAAAATGTACGATGAGGTATTTACTAGTCCAAACTTTGGCTACCCCAGTCGAGGTACCCAAGGACGCCAGGGACAGCAGATCATAGGAATAGGAGTACATATCTCTGGCGGTGAGTTTCCCGGAAACCATGCTTGGATAATGAATCCGAACGCTAAGGCGAGCTACAATGTTCTGGTAAAGCGAGATGGTAAGGCAGTACACTATGTAGCACCAGAAAATACTGCCTGGTCCCATGGTGCGATTCGTAGCTCCTCATGGCCACTACTGAAACAGGGAGTTAACCCAAACGTATATACACTCTCTGTTGCTCGAGTGGGGTCTAATCAGAACTTATGGACACCAGAGCAAATGGACACAATCGTAAACATCATCCGTACCTGGGGAAGGCAATTTAACTTCCCAACAGCCTGGCCACATGTATTTGGCCACAAGCATATTGACGCGGTGAATCGTTGGTACTGTCCAGGTAATCCATTCTTGAAGGAATTATATGCGCGACTAGCAATTCCAGAGCCATCTCTTACACCTATACCACCCACTAATGACTTATGGCACAGGGTAATTGCAGGTTCATATCGAGACGAACACACCGCCCAAATGATACGAGGCAATTTAATCAGGATGGGAGTAACAGGGGCCTTTATTGAAACCATAACAGATGAAGAGCTTAAAAGGAGGTCTTAAAAATGCGTTTACTAACATTATTACTATTAGTAGCAATGATAATGTTACTAATGGCTGCACCGGTATTTGCCCAGAGTAAGGGTTTTAGTCATACCATAGAGCTGGAGCTAGACGGTGACTTCGAGTTTAACTCCAGCTTTGCTGCACCTGAGGTAGTATCAAACACCAATATAAAAGGTATAGGTAAGGCAAAGCTACGAACTGCAACTCACGCCAAGACCATACCAGTGTGGTGGGATCTATTCTAATGAAACTACTCCGACGTGATAGCAATATAAAATTCTCTAAGTTCGTGGTTGCGTACTGTATGTTTACAGCCCCTCTGTTTACCACAGCAGTAATGTACTTCAACTGGTACGGTAAAACGGTACAGACTGAGATTATTGTATTCTTCGGTGCCGGATTCCTAGGTCACCTGTTTTCGCTGGCTTGGGTTACAGTAACAGAGAGAAAGTGCTCCTGCAATGGACAGAATGGACACAATAGCAATGTAGGAGAACCGTACGAATTAAACCAAAATCCAACTGCAGATTGTCGTGGATCTTCACGCTAAACCGAATACCGGTTGACAACTCGGTAGGATAGGTTCGAAAGGAGGTGAAACTAATGGAACCTGACGTCACTATATATCCGGTTTGGATGGCACTCGCGATTGTAATCGCGGCTATCGTAATCGACACGCTGCTGGCGGTATTTATCTCATTTCGTGCAGATACGGAGAACTTCGACTTTCGTCTTCTGCCTCGCTTCGTCGCTCATGGTGTATTTCCGTATGTAGGTGGCCTGACCTTACTGGCAGTTGTAGCAGATATGGTAGGTGAACCCTTTCTATCGCTGTTTTATCCAGCGGTAGCAGCAGTTATGCTAAAATACCTAGTTGAGGTGAAGGATAAGATCTCAGCTCTATTTGGTATTGATTTGCAAATGAGTAAGAAAGGAGAATAGCCATGCCTAAAGCGATGACGAAGGCTGCACCAAAAAAGGCAGCCCCGAAGAAGGATCGCTGTAAGCGTCCTTCAGTGAACTGCCCTAAGGTACTAGCCGAGAAGCGCGCGAAGAAGCGTGCTGCTGAAAAGAAGAAGAAAACCTAGTGGGGTGCGTTTTAAGGAAAGTGAGGAGAAAACCTAGTGAGGGTCTTTTTAGAAAGCTTCCGACGGCACTCCTCCCTGTCGGAGTCGCACATGCGACAAAAGGAAGCCGGAGAACATTCTCCGGCTTTCCTATTATCCAGCCATCACCCAAAGTATAACGATCGCCACACCAAACTTAGCTACGCCACCAATTATCACCCTACTGGTATAGTAAGGACAACCACTCGCGTTAATTTCATTGTATTGCTCGTTTAACCATCCTGGTAGCAGTCCTAGAATCTTCCCTAGAATCTTCATCTTTCATGTACCTCCAATTAAATTGTATATAGTTCCATTACATCCCATGTAAGTCCATACTTAATTTCAATCTCGAACGGAACCTTCGGTCCGAGTACTACCTTCGGAACCTCAACCATCACCTCCTCTATCTTTTTTGCTGTCCATCGTATCAGAGCGGCATCGTCAGGTACTTCGAACAAAATACTGTCATGTACAAGGTTGATAATCTTAATACCTTTCTCTTCAAAAACAGGGTCTAATTTTATCGCAGATAATAAGGTTAAATCTGACGCAATTGACTGAATCTTAAAGTTTCTCGCCTCATTCGAAATCTCCTTCACTACCTCTGGTGTTATCAATCCAAATCGTCTGTATCGTCCAAAAGGCGTACGCAGTACATGTCCTTGAATAGCAGCCAGCTCACACTGCAGTAAAAATTCTGCTGCTTGTGGTGCACGCTCAAACCAAGCCTGAATAAGTGAACGTGCCTCTTCCTCAGTAATATTGAACTGTTCTGCAATTGAATACTCAGACCGTCCATACGGAATTCCAAAATTAATGGTCTTTGCTTTCATTCGGTCTTGTTCGTCAAAGTTTGCACCAAAGAAGTGTCTCGCAACTTCATCATGCAAATCCCGACCCTCAGCAAAGACATGACTGAGAAACATATCACCGCTCATAGCTGCTAACACGCGCAGCTCTGCACCTTTGTAATCCGCCTCTAAGAATACATGCCCCTCTGCAGCCTCAAACATTCGACGTACTGTCTTCCGCTTCTTCGATACATTCTGCAGGTTCGGATTGCGGCAGCTCAGCCTACCGGTTTGCGTACCATGGATTAGAAAGCTCGGATGTACTCTACCGTTAGGATCTCGCCTACTGCGAATACCCTGTACATACGTAGACAAGTCCTTCTGTGTTGCACGCATTCCTAAGATCGCGTCAATCAACGGCGCGGCTTTAGGAAAGCGATCTCGAAGATCAACGAGCACCTCCTGGTCGGTACTGCGCCCCTTCTTACTTAAAGGCGGTAGGTGTAGCTGGTCAAACAGTATCCATGCTAGTTGCTTAGTACTGGTTGGCTTAAACTCTTTTGGTATTGACTTAGCCTCAGTCTGTTGTACGTACAGCTCTCCATCCCACAGATCACCGACCGTCTCAATTACAATACGCTCCTGCTGATCAAATCTATTACTGAACAACTCCTCGAGCTCGTTGATAGTATCGATGTTTGTATACAATCCTCGAGCCTCAACCTTCTGTAAGAACGCGGATGCTGGTAGCAGCAGATCATAATACAACTTCTTCAAGTTCTCATCCTTCTCAACCTGAGGTAGAAGCTTCTTAAAGATCTGCAGGGTGTAATCTGCGTCAACTGCAACTCTACGATATATCACATCTTTCGGAGCTCCGGCTAACCCCTTCTTGGATTGCGCATGTCGGTTCATCTCGGCCTTATACGGTTGTGCTCCAAGAAGCTGGGCAGAGAGTTGCTCCAAGTCGTGTGTTCCCTTCGTCTCATTCAAAGCATAGTGTAGTAGTATAGTATCGTGATCAACCCGCGCCTGATGAAAGGCAAAGTACTTCAAGAACGATAAGTCGAACTTACCATTATGCCACACCCAGGAAACACCTGGCAAAGCAAACAGATCATTCAGCCCTTCAAGAGCCTCTTCTGCTAGTACGTACGACTTGTTTGTATCGAACGAGATTCCCATTACTAGTATCTCACTACCATAAGGACTCAACCCAGTCGTCTCTAAGTCAGCTGCCACTACCTGGTACTTCTGCAGCGTCTCCCCAACTCGAGTTAGATCCTCCTTACTCGTGATAAGCTTAAGCTTCGTCTCGCCCGGATCGAGCATCTCCCCACCACGGAGAAGATTCCCAGCATAGATCAGAGCGGTACGAAAAGTCTTGTAGTCGCCCGGCGTGCGTAGAATCTTTGCAGGATGAAATGCAGGTACCACCATTACAGAATCAGGTAGGAGCGTGTCGGTTAGGACACGCCCCTGTTCTGTTGTAATCTTTAACTTGTAGTTTCCTGTCAGCGCGTGCATCGCTGTATTCCCGAGTGCTAGTACGAGCTTAGGCTGAGCTACAGCTAGCTCCTCTAATAGTCGCGCCCTACACGACTCGACTGCCTCTCTCCGAATCGGCTTTCCTTTCGGTGGTCGGCAGAGCATCGCGTTCGTTACAAACACATCGTCGTACGGCATCCCACACGCCTGCAATGACTGCTTCAACAACTTACCCGAGCGTCCTACAAACGGAACCTTGCGTGCAATCTCCTCGTTCCCTGGAGCCTCACCTACAATTACCAAATCGCTCTGATGTGGCTCAGGTCGAGGGATACGTGGATACTTACCATAGATGCAAGATTCACACTTCATCTTAAAGAGCTCCTGTACAGTAGAGTTGCCACTTTCTGATATTTGCATCCAGCAAATAACCGTCCACAGCACCATTACCATTAAGGAAGTCTACTTCTAGATCGGGTCTAGGAATAGCCGGAAGCAGCGCCTTATTATCGGCTGCATAGACATACGCAATTGCACTATCAGTTCCTCGAAGACCAACCTCCGACTGTACCGTCGAGTTACACGCATAGCTATAGATCTCAGCAATCTCAACCGGGTGGTCCCAACAACCAAGTAGATGTACATCCATCTCCTGTCCTCGGGCTAGCTCCTCGACAAACTTGTATGCCTCTAGACGCGCCTTACCACGACACTCGTCTTTGTACTTAGGAGTTATGAACTTCGATATCCCAATACAGTGCACAGGCCATTCAAACATCTGCTCTGTACAGTCGCACCACTCCTTAAACGTCTCTCCCTGTGGTACAACCATAATCTGGCCCTTCCAATCTTTCCAGATGTAGTTGTACGAATGCTGTAACATCTGCAGTGTATTCTTCTGATCATAAATATCATCTGGTAGTACCAGTTCGTGAGCTCCAATCGCTAGAGCATTAGCAAGTACCTTCTCAATCGGCTGGCATGCACCCTCAGCAGCTCCATTGTCAATAACCACAAAGTGGCCATTAGCAGCTTGCTGTTTGTAGAACTCCTTGTAGTCTTCACTTTCTGAGACTACATGAGACAGACACAAATGGTAACTCTGTCCCATGACATGATATAAATACGGAACTGGAACAATCGTCGCTACTTTCATCATACTCCTCCTAATCGTTTAGTCGAACTACATTGTAGTACCTAGCTGCATAGTAGTCTACAATAGCCCTACCGGCAGCACATAAAGCAGCAGATCTAGAAATAGCAGTAGTATCAATTCGAGCAACACCAACTCCCTGGTCCAATAGTAACTGCATCCAATCCTCATATTGCTGAGCTATCGCCTCTAGCTGCTCTGGTTGCACATAGTCATTAGGTGCTCCTGTATGTCGTTGTACCAACACGTCAGGTCTAGCAGTAAGATAGACATACAGTACATCGTTCTTCAATAGCCACTCCATCAACCGTGGACCGTATTCAAGAATCGAGGACTGCCTCTGCTCTACAATATCACAGTAGATCATATCTGCTGGATAATGCCAACGATCCAATATTATTGGTGCACTCATACCAAAAAGAAGCGTTCGCTCAATACGATCGCGAAGCTCCTCATCACTCTCTGGTACGGTATACTTAATCACCGGAATCTGAAAAATACTCCTTAGTCCCTCAGCTGTAGTACTCTTTCCTCCGCCATCTGGTCCATCCAAAATTACTCGCATGAGATCCCCACCAATCTTCGTGGTGTAACAGTTACGTCAATACGTACTCCAGGTACATAGGTCAGGGCCTCAGCAACGGCATAGGAGCCGTTATAGTTCATCTGCTGTATAGTAACCTGAACGATACACCCACCTGGTACGTTGCATACCTTTGTAGACTTCATCCAGCCCTCTTCCTTAGAAGAAGCTTTACAGAGTAACGCAAAGGTATCTCCATCTCCGTATACCTCCAAATCCGGAATATACTCACGTGCTCCACGTACCTCAGAAATGTTTAACGTCTTATCCCTCACCTTACTCTCCTCTCTATTCACATTTTATCCTCTCCTCCAGCTGTTTGTACAGCTCCGTCTGCTCAAACGCGCTCTCACGTTCGTGTCGGTGCGCACTACCATTAGCATCATACGCTACACCGCCATGTCTGTATGTTAGCTTAGCTAGATTCAGTTCTGCACAAACACCCATATCAATCTTGAACGTTGTACAGAGTGCAGCTACGTACCACAGAACATCACCGATCTCTTTCGCTACCTCCATCCTCTCAAACGGCTCGTTGTGAAATATCAAATGTTTAACAACACCTGCTACTTCACCAGCCTCATTCGCCAGGCCCAGAGCCCAATTAAGGATACGTCCCTCGTGTTCATCCAAGTCCTTACTCGGCTTGAAGGTATTAGTAGCTCCCTTCTGGTACTCCCTGAGATCCATCTATTCACCTCCTTCTCTCAATTTTAGTTGGCAAGGGCAGTCGAACAGCATGGGTGGCACGACTGACGAATAATACATAAAGAGGTAACGACACCCCTACCCATTTCGCCTAAGATATTAAACACTCAGCACCTTGCCAAACTTAGTGACGGGGGCAGGGATCTGCACCCTGCATGGGCTAGCGTTTGCCCTTACGATAAATACCGGGTTCACCGAACTCCTTGTAGATAAAGACAATGCGTCTACCTATTCCGCCACCCCGCCAAACTCTGCTCTATTGACCCCCGACGGCTCAGTTCGGGAGTCTAAGAACAGACTACTTCTTGTATGCACCTACCAGATAAACGCCATTCTCTCCATCTTCGGATACGCGAACATTTATCTGTCTGGGCCCGGTACAGAATGGATACAGTTCGTCCAACTTGAGTTGCACATTTGCCGCGATATATTCACAACTCATACCGTAATTTTCTTCCGCGAAAATCTCGTCTAAAATTCTTTGTAGCTCCTTCTGTACCATAAAGAATTCTAACTCACGATCACTGTGAAATACCTGCAGCTCTGCCTCGACATGAAACATATGTCTATGCAGCGTACGTAAATATGCAACTTCCTTCGGTGCATCGCCATAGAAGTGTAATCCATCCTTCTGGGCCTTCACAGTTATAAACATCATGGTAGTGACACCTCAATCCGCACAGGTAAGTGAAACGCCGAGTGTACTTCAAGCTCGACTCGTAGACTCTCAGGAACCACCTTTATCCAGACAGTATCTGCAACAAGATGGGCCATCTCCTCTGCTAGCAGCATTGCACTGCGAAGCTCCTGCAACCAGGCTGCGAAACTATTCCACTCTAGTAAAGTTGCATAACCTTGCGAGTCTACAGCTGGAGTGTAAGTGACTGTTATAGTACCTCCATACGGCTTTCTCGGTATACTGCAGATAGCCTCAAATGGAGCCTCGAATGAGATAACAGTACTACCTCTAGACAGCTCTGCCCGAGCAGTCTCGATTGACACCATCGATATTATTTCTGGGCCCATCTCACACCTAGATATACAAATGGAGTATCAAGCAATGCAATGAGCCACTTAGCAACAATATAGGTAAAGTACATCGTTACTAAAGCAGAAAAAGGCAGAACACCCCAGAATGCTAAGCCTAAGAAGATAGCACTATCGATTGCCTGTGAAGTGAAGGTACTAACATTATTTCTAAACCATAAACCAAATGGTAGCTGCTCCTTGATCTTTGCAAACAGCCAAACATCCCAGGTCTGTGAAATCAGGTAGGCAACCATACTTGCACCGACTATTCTTGGTACGGCACCCAAAATGCTGACAAAGGCCTCTTGCCCCGGCCAGAATCCTGCTGGTGTAAGCCAAACTCCAACCTGGTACATCACGACCATCAAGATATTTGCAGCGAATCCAACCCACACAACTAGTTGGGCCTTCTGCTTACCCCATACATCATTGATAACATCAGTTATCATAAATGTAATAGGGAAGGCGATGATCCCTGCAGTCATTACGAACCCACCGATCTCAAACAGCTTACTGGCAAGGGTATTCGCAATTAGAATCACCGCTACGAAGATACCTGTAAGTATTAACAACTTGTTATTATTAGAACTCATTGTCTTCCTCCTCAATTGGATTTCCGGTGGCCGCAAACTGCTCCACTGCCTCCTCCGGAACAAACCAGCGACCACCGCGTCTTATTGCTCCTGGTATGAAGCGCTTAATGTATTTCAAGGCTGTGGGGTAGCTAACCTCTAGCTTGTCAGCTACCTCCTTAACGCTTAACATAGTTTACACCTCGTCGTCGAGGAATGAACCTGTACTATCACCAGGAGCTAGTACATCGGTAATACTATTTTGCTTCTTAGCTTTATCCTGTGT